CGTCGAGAGCAGCCCCGCCGAGGGCATGCCGCCGGCCTCGTGCGACAGCAGCGTGACCCGCACCGTGCCCGGGCGCGGCCGGGTGACGGCGACATCGCGCACCCGCCCGTCAGCGCTGAGCGCGTGAAAGGCATAGGCCGCGGGGGTGCCGGCGATGGTCATGCCCTCCCAGCTCAACTGGGCGCGGCGGCGCAGGCTGGCATCGTCCTCGAACACCGCCGCAAGCGGCGGGCTGGCGTCGGGATCGGCCTCGACCACGGTCTGGCGCGCAACACCCAGAAGCGCCGTCAGCTGGTCCAGATCGGCGCCCGAGGCCAGCGCCAGCATCACCGAACGCACGCTGTCGTTTACCCGCGCGCGGGTCAAGAGCTCGCGAAAGGCCGCGACCTGCAACAGCTTGACCAGCGGCTCGCTTTCCAGCGCCAGCGCCTCGGCCAGTTCCGGCGCCTGCGCCAGCAGGTCGGCCCGCAGCTCGCCCAGGATCACCTCGTAATCCAGAACCTCGACCGCCTCCGGCAACGGAAGCCCGGAAAGGTCGATCGGGGAATATGCGCGTGACATCAGACCACCACGATGCCGTCGATGGTCACCGGTTCGCCCGTCGGCGTGTAACCCCCCACCAACGACAGTTCCACGCGCCCGGGCGCAGGTATCGATGCGCTAACCTGTTCAACGTCAATCCGGGGCTCCCATTTCATCAGCGCTGCGACAGTTTCGGCGTAAAGATCGACCAGCGTTTCATCATTCAGCGGCGCATCCACCAGATCGGGCACCATGGACCCGTAAGCTCGCCGCATAACGCGAGTGCCCACCCGCGTTGTCAGGATGTCGCGGACGCTCTGGCGCAGGTGGTCAAGCCCGGCCAACGGTCGGCCTGTAAATGCGTTCATACCGATCATGAGCGCATGATGCCGGGATGGCGAAGCCGCGTTCCTCTGGCGGGATTTCAGCCGACAGGGGTTCCGGTGTTGGACCCGCCGCTGATCACCCCGCGGTGCACATGGTATTTCAAGCTGATACCGTCAGCGACAACGTCGCCATTGATGGTGATATTGCCCGGCGCAGTGATGCTGATCGCACCGCCCGCGACACTGATCGAAACTCCACCGGGCATGTCAATACGATAGGTCGCACCATCCGAACTGGGCGGGGGGAACGCATTGCTGGGCACGCTGCCCATGATCACTCCCGATCCGGTCTCCCCCATGGGACTGAACACCACCACCTGTTCGCCCGCCACGGGCGGCGACCAGACCCGGGCGCCGCCGGCGCGCGTAGTGGCAAATGGCAGCCAGCCGCTTTGCGTCTCGCCGCCAAAGGTGACCTTGGCACGGGCGGCTGCCGGATCCACCGCGGTGATTGTGCCATAACGGACAACATTGGCCAGACGACGCTCCAGATCAGATATGGCAAGACGATCCCTGGTCACGCCACCGCTCCGCCGATGTCCTGATATTCCTCCTCATTTGCGGGGCCGATAGCCGGCGACCACGACGCCAGAACCTGATCGGGCGGCACGCCGTCATCCCCCCAGATGCTTCGGCCGATGTGCACTGTCTGCTGCCATTCGACCGCCCAGACCTCGAACTGGTCGAGTTCGGGGGCAAAGTCGCTGGGCGCGATGGCGGTAACGGTCGCGGCCTCGACCGGAAGGCCCCAGCGCTCGCCTTGGACATGATGCGCCAGCGCCGCGGCCATCTTCGCGACCCTGCGTTTGGCACCGGGCTCTCGGAAGCCGATGATGACACTGGCTTCGACACGGGCGACAGCGGCCAATTGCCCAGTGCCTGGCTCTGCGGCGGGCTCCAATTCGACAAGTTCGATCACACAGGCAGGCGTTGACAGGTTGACCCGGTCCTCAGGATAGGCCGCGACCGTGACAAACCCCGGAAACCCAGATGCGATCGATGCTTCGATGGCGGCAAAAAACTGGTCTAGGTCAAGCGCGGTGTCAGGGCTTGTCATTTCGGCCTCTCTGACGGCGCTGCCATTTCAGTTCGTGCATCATGTTTTTCAGGAATATCCGCGTCGCCTCTGGAAAAATCTCATCCTCCAGGATCGGATCGACCCGATCCTTGATCGGTATCGTCTGTTCGATGAGCGGAAATCGTCCACGCCCGCTGCGTCTGTAAATCGATCTTGGCTTTTTCTTGCCGACTTTTGCGACGAAGGCCCCGGGAAATTCATGGCCACCCAGTTTTGCCCCTTTGGCCATTTGTCGTGGGGTGCCCTTGAAGAAGGACACAGGCAGATCATTGAGCCCATACCAGAGGCCGATCACCTGATGACTGTCGGTTCTCTTCAATCGCGCCCGCATCTCCTTCATACGCCTGCGCAAGTGCATCGCCTTGCGCAATTGCAGTTCAGGCACAAGTCGTTTCGACGACATGACCCGCAGCGCGGAAGCTGTCCGGCGCAAAGACTTTGAAACGGCTGCGCCGATTTCCTTGCTGGTGTTGTCGAGTTCCTTTTCCAGCCTTTCGACTTCGGACAGGTCGATGTCTAATTCGAAATCGGCGCCGCGAATGCGGTGGGACCATCGCCTCATCGCCCACCCTGCCCTGCCTTGGGGCCAAGCCGCAGCGTCGCCATACCGGTGCCGTCGATCTGCGGCGCGGACATGACATCGAACTCACGGCCTGCGATAACGACGGTGTCGCCGCGGATTACACCGGCAAGATCGGCTGCCTTTCCGAGCAACCGGGGTTGTGACGTATCCAATGCATATTCGCCCAATTCGGCATCGAGAAACGTTTCGTCGAATATGCCGTGGATCTCGCGGATGGTTCCGCCCACCAGTCGCAGTTCGCAGGCGTGCGCGAACTCGTCGACGCGCAGGAACACATCGATGTCCTCAGCGAAAGGCATCCTCTAGTTGGCGTATTTCCGGGCGCCGACCACGACGGCGCCCAATGCCGCTGCGGCACCGTTGTTCACCGTGCAATGTAGCCGCACCTCATCCTTGAAGCCGTCGGCATCCACCTCGATCTCCTTGACGCCTGCCTGATTGTCGATCACCGGCGCAGCCGCTCCGGGAATATCCTCCCAAGGTTCCGATCCGTTTCTATGCTGCAACTTGGCGGCAATCGTGGCGGTGGGCCCACCAGATGCAGCATGCAGGATGATGACCTTGGCCCGGCCGTGGAACTCCGCCATCGAAACCCCGGCCAGCCCACCTGTTGAGTTGACGGCGGCGACCGCTGCCAGTTGCTTTTGCGCGATCATTTGGTCTCTCCCTTCGCTTTGGCGGAACGCGCTGGCGTGGGCTTCGCATCTGACGCCTCGGCCAGGATTGGAGTTTCTCCGGCAGTGGTCGAGGCGATGTCCTCCATGCGTGCCAGGTCGGCCTTTCCGGCATCGAGCAGCCGCCGCGCCTGCGCCTCATCCACGGGCACGATGCTACCGGCGGGCGCTGGCTGGCCGTTGACCACCACCGCCGAGGCCAGTTTGAGTTGATATTTTTTCGACATGATACCCTCGGGTGCGATGCCCGGGCCACATTCGCAGCCCAAGCATGTAAGAACTCAGGCCGTGATATCGCGGCCGAGGCAGAAGGATTGCGGGCGTCGCACGGCGATATCGACATCCTGCATCATCACGATACGGACACGGCCGCGGGCCGAATGCGTAAAGGGGTCGACCGTTACATCCAGCCCGCCCCACATCCCGATCAGCAGATCCGCGAAGTTTCCGAAGATCACGTCGCCGTTCGCGATCTGGTTGGTCACCTCGCAGCGATATCCATTGACGGTCTGTCCGGGTTCCCAGATGACACCCTGATCGGTGCCCGCCATGAACTTGGGCGTGGTCTTGAAATGGCCGCGCATCCGGGCGTTGAAAACGTAAGCCATGCTGTCGACGTCGGCATTTTCGGCAGCAATCTGGCTTTCCATCTCGACGATGTCGGCATAGCTCGGCATCTGTCCGATGCCTGCGCCCCCGCCATCCGTTCCGAAGTCGACGGCATTCACCCCGTCGGTGCGCATGATGCCGCGCGGCTGATGGTCCGAGCCGGAACCGTAATACCCGGCCTTGTCGACCGTCAGCGCCAGCGCAGTGGCCAGGTCGCGACGGGCCAGGGCCTCGACATCGAGGCTCGATTGCATCAGCAGGCGGCGGGTAATTTCGGTCATGCCGGCCACCGTTTTCGGCCGCAAGCCGAACTGTCCGAAGGCCATTGCAGAGAGCACCGCTTCTTCGTCTTCGCCGATCCAGTAGCCGGAGGCCCCACCGGTCTGCGTGGGAATATCGATGTTGCCGATGAGCCCGCCCATCGGGGTGCCAAGCCGCATCAGCGTGGCGCGGTTGCGCAGCATGTCCACAAAGGATTGCGACATGAGCTCGGTGGCGACCAGAACCCCGCCGGTATCGCCAAGATTTGCGCCGCCGGTGCCGGTATTCAGTGCCCGTGTCAGGACATCGATGGGGATCAAGGTGCCTTTGGGCGATCGGTGGGAACGCTCTTCGGCGGCGCGGGCGCATTCGAATTCGAAGGCAGCGGCTTCCTGCAATGCCCGATCGGTCGGATCGGCGAGGGCGCGGAACAGGCGCATGAAGGAAAAACGCCGAACCTCCTGATCGGTCAGCCCAATACCTCCGTCGCCGTCGGTCAGGCTATGGCGCCGGTTCGCCGACAGCTGCTCGAGCACGGCGGCGCGGAACTGGTCGATGCTGCGACCGTCGCGGATCGCTGCCTGTGCCAGGTCTGCGGCGTCATATTGTCGACCCAGTTCCAGAATGGTGTTGACACGGCTGCGCTCGGCCGCCTCGCCCGCCCCGCGTTCGGCACCCGCTTCCTCTACAACCTCCAGCTCGCGCAGGACAGCACCGTTCTCGTCGATCTCGACCCAGACCAGCTGACCCGTGGCATTGCGTTGGAGTTTCTTCTTCATCGAAGATCCCTCGTTTCCAGAAATATGAGCGGGCACAGCCCGATTGCGCCCATGATGATCAGACTGGCTCTCCCGTTCCTCTGGCGCGATTTCCGCGGCACGCCCGACACCGACAGTTGGGTCCGCCGGCACGCTGACCAGGGAAATTTCATAGGGCTCCCAGTCCGTGACCCGGACCAGGTCTGGCTGGCCGGGGCGGGTTTCTACCTGGATTGCGTGAACAACATATCCAAATGAAACGTGCCGCCTGATGCCGTCGGCCACGTCTTTCAGGATTTCATCCGCGCGCGCACTGCGCCCGAACCGAACCTTGGCCCTGGCGCGCCGGTCCGCGCCGATTTCAACGCTTTCGACGACGCCGATCTGATCGTCCCAATCGTGGTTGACCAGCAGCGCAGCGCCGCCTTGCAGGCGCTGCATGCGGATTGATCCCGGGGAATGATCCAGAACCTCATCGCCGAACCAACGTTGAACGGGCGTCTCGCTCGAAAAGGCCAGCTCGACAATACGGCTTTCAAGATCTACCCCACGAACCTCGCCCCGGTGGCGAAAGTCGTCCGCGCTGCGCATTCTGGCATTGATCTGTTCGGCGGTGACGGAACGAACAAGGCCGCCGCCCAAAGCAGCAGAAACAGGATTGACAGGGTTCGGATCGGACATCGTGGCCTCGTTGCTTTCCAAGACCATTCAATTCCGTCGCCGTGCACGGTTCCTCTGGCGCGATTTCAGGCCGGCAGCGGCGCAGGATCGGGCAAAGGATCGCCCGAGACCGGATAGGCCGCGGTAATGATGGGGCCGCCGAAGCCCGTGCAGGCGTGATCCCGCAGGATCGACCACGCAATATCGACCAGCTCCGAGAGCTCCGCCGACCAGTGCGCGTTCTGGGCCCGCTCGCCTGTCAGGAACATGCGGATCATCTGGGCCAAAGCTGCATTCATGTGATTGGGCGGTGCATATGCCAGGGTCTTCAGGTGCAGACCATCGGCATACACACTTGTGGGCGCAAACCTCTGGATCATTGCCCTGACCATAACAGGCACCGGAATGATATACACTGGAATGGTAACTTCGGACCGCGCCCGCAGCCATTCCGCCCAATACTGGGCCTTGGCCATGGCGTCAGCATCCATATCCAGTCCTTCGGGCGAATGCGGGGGGTAAATGGCAAAAACCTTGCAACCCTTTGCCTGCGCGGTCAGTGCGAACCAGTAAAGATGCTGCAAGGTCTCGATACCCTGCGCGCTTGCCGGATCTGCCAGGCCGCTGGCCAGATCGCCGATTTCGGTGACGATCAGTGCGCCGGCGTAGGCTCCTGTCCTGTCCACGCCATTCGCCTCCCACCTTTGGCGCAGCGATGAAAATCCCGCATAGGCAATGTGCAGATCGCCCCCCCAATCCCTGCCCAGGTTTCCGAAATCGCCCCCGGCGACAGCCTGATAGAGAAAGGAATGGCAGGAAAACCCCAGCGATTCAGCTTCCGAAAGGATAACGCGTGGCGTCGGCTGTGACGGTCCCGTCACGCGCCTGACGCCGAAGGGCCCCCTTATCCCCGCAAGGGGTGATGCCAGATCACGCATGACTGACCATCACGCGCCCCGGCACGCCGCCGCCCCCGCTTGCCTGGGCCCACACGCGGCTCGCCGCAATTCCAGGAAACAGATCTGCCAGGGCCACATTTCTTTCGCCTTGCCCCGGCGCGTATTGCCAGCCTGCCGCGCCAGGACCGGGCGGGACGGGGCCGTCGGTGCCCGTTATATGGACCTCGGCACCGGCGATTACCTGGAACGAAATCGCTGTGACATCGGCGACAGTCAGTTGCACCCACTGTCCGTATTCAAGCACGACCGCTTCATGTCTCGGCATCACTGCTCCCTTTCTCGTCCTGGTATCGGGGAATAAGCTTCTGTCCCATAGCCTGCAGAATGTAGTCTTCTGGGATCCCGGCATCGCGCATCTGCGCGATGTCCTCCGCGATCTCTCGCCAGACGGTCTGCGGATCGCGCCCCTGGTCGCGGATGAATTGGCCAAAGCTGCCCATGAGGTTGTTTTTCATCTCGACCGCCGATGCGACATCGGCGCGGGGATCGATCCATGCCCATCGCCGTGGCTGCCATGACACCGCCTGATATGCTTGCAGCCTGTCCGCCCGCAGGGGTTTGCCGTTGGCCATGATGCGGCCCGACAGCAACGCAACCTTCAACCAGTTGCGGTAGACCCGTTCGATCAGCGCCTCGATCAGCCACTCCTGCAGATCTTTCCAGTGCTCCCGCTCATCCAGGGCGCCCTGCCGGATCGAACTGAAATTGACTCCTTCGAGGTCATTGGCCAGATTGTTGTAGGCCACGCCAAGACCTGTTGCGATCCCTCGCAGCGCTGATTTCACGAATGGCGCAAACTCACCCGCGGGATACTGCGGATTGAACTCCTTGAACTCGACCCCCTCGGGAAGTTCGCGAAACACACCCGGCTCCGCCTCGATTTCCAGATCAACGCTGTCTTCGGCATCATCTGGCCCGAAGCCGTCGCGCCATTGGAAAAACCCCATCTTGCTGGCGCTGACGCGGGCATTCACCATCGACGACTGCTCGAAGCCGTGGAGCATGCGCATGCGCCAAAGCGCAGTGGCCGCCCAAGGCAGTCCTCGCTTCTGGCCAGTGAAGTCCTCGACAAAACCGTGGATGATTTCTCGCGCCGGAATACGGATGAAGGCGCGTCCGCGATAAACATAGTCTGCATCACGATCATCCGTGGCCGTGAACAAATAGCTCAGCGGACGGCCATAGCGATTGAACTCGATGCCGTGTCGGATGAACGAACCGTCCCCGCGCCTGTCCTCATCGTAATCGACCGGGCAGCGCTGCGGATCCAGAAGCTGCAGGGCATATCCCCACGGGCCGGCATCCGGCCCCCATATCTCGCGCAGCATGAACTCTCCGTCGCGGGCGGCGGAAGTCGCGCAGAGGCCCTGAATGGTTCGAAACGATCTGCGGCCGGATACGTCGCAGTTTTCAGCCCGCCACCACTCACTCCACGCATCCTCGATCGCATCATTGGCGGCTGTGTCCAGCCGTCCCCCCCGCGCACGGCTCTGCGCCTGCAAACGGATACCTTGCGGCCCCACGATGTTTTGCCGCACCATCCGCAGGAAACCGCGCATGTAGTCGTTGTTTGCCGCCTGCTCGCGCGACCGGGCCACCAGGATCCGCTGATTGCGCCGGATCACGCAATCGGCCGGCATGGGGCTGCTGGACCAGCTGGCGTTCAGGCGATCTGTCGCCGCCGCTTCGTGCATCCTGATGGCAACTGTGGGTGCCTTGCGGGCAGACACACGCGGGACACGGCTTTCCTCTATTGCCGCGTCGGGTGTCTGCTGCTGTTCGTTCTCAAGCGCGGTTTTGCGTCGCGACAAGGACCAGATCATCAGAAACGCACCTTGACCTGACGGCCCAACAGGCTTTGGCCGCGCCGTGCCGCCTGCTGCTCGCGGCGCAGCTCGGCCCGATAGCGATCACGTAGCAGCAAAAGTTCAGGGATGGGGGTCCGCCAAAGCTCGCGATTGTTGATCGCATATTTCTGCTGATCCATGGTCGCTCGGTTTTCCAGCACCGCCTCGATAGCGTCCAAGACCCGGGCCGCATGGCTACGTCCGTCATGACCTGCGGGAATGAGGCTGATATCAGGGCGCAGGCGCATATTGCCCGTCTCGATCTGCACCACGTCACCTGCGCGCATGGCTCGCAGCGACCAGACATAGTTCCCGGGCGTCCAATCCCGCGTTACCTCGGCCGAAGCTCCCAGACGATGCTGCAAACCATATGCTTCGGCCAGGACCGAAATCGCCGCCGGGCCGCGCAATATCCACGCAAGCTGCCAAGCCGGCGCCGGAAATGCCGTCAGGCTCAGCCGGATATCCAATGTGGTTCCAGCAACGAATTCGTCAGGGATCAATAGGGCCACGCCACGCCTCACCATCCATTCATCCAGCCACCCCGCCGCATGCGCGAGCCTTTTGCCGGCCTTGATGAAGCTTGCATCGGTGGTGCGTGGGTTTCCTCTGGCGCGATTTCAGGCAGTGCAGCTGTCAACGTTTCGGTCACATCCTGCCGGCTGCCGTCGACGGGCGGCACCCCGAACTTCTTGGCAAGGCGACCGATATTTGGATTAAGCAGTTTCAACGCCGCTGTTGCGTATACCCTGCAGTCGAACGCTTCATTGCGCTCGCGGGTCTTGTGCCATTCGCGAATACCGAAACCTCGGACCGATCTTGTGACCAACTTTTCGGCGGTGATCTGGGCAAAATATTCTGCATCGCGATCGTTGGGAAAGTGACAATAGCCAGGGCCAGGCTGCTGGATACCCAACCTGCGGGTGACGACGACTTTCGCCTCGTCCACGCCGACGCCGAAAAGATCGACCTTACGCGCCCGCTTGCCGCTGGCCTTGCGCGACGGCGACGAAACGATCGGTCTCCCCCATCCCGGAACACCCTTGATCGCGAAGAGCCGCCTACCGGTTTTCCCGCGCGCATATTCATATGCCGCCTGGGTCATTCCGGCGGTGCCGCCGGTGTCCAGGCACGCCGCGCTGATTGCCATCTGCGCCCCGCTCTCATGCAGCCAGGTTTCAGAAAGCACTGCATCCAGATCGTCCCAGACGTCGCCCTGCAATGGATCGCCCCAAAGCACGCGATAATCTACCGACCAGCTTTCCTCGCCGGGCCCCCAGCCCACCACCTCCAGTTCCAGACGATCCATCTGCATGTCGATCCCCGCCGTCAACACAACGGCGCCGGCAGGAACGGGCGCGGCAAACACCTCGGCACGGGCGGCCAATCCCTCGGCCTCGACCTGCTCGCCTTGTTCTTCCCAGGTCTCGGCCAAGCTGATATTGATGAATGACTGAAGATCATTCGCCGCCCTCTTGTCCAGGAACGACTGCACGATTTCACGCAGCTTCCGAAAACAGGAATAAAGCTCGTTCAGGTGATAGGATGCGTGGCCGCGAAATGGTTTGGCGGCCTTCCAGCCGGCGCCCAACGCCTCGGCCTGCCGGATGGCAGAAACGCGCTCGCCATCCGTCCAGCGGGCGTGGCAGAACACCTCGCCGGTCTCGGGATCATGGTTGTCGCAATGATAGCGCGCAGTCTCGGGCAGATCCGTGCCGTCATCCGCTTTGTCCCATCTCACCCGCTCCCACCGCAGGGTCTGGTGGTGGCCGCAATATGGGCATGCAACGTGAAATCGCCGCTGATCGCCGGCCAGGAAGGCAGCCTCTATACGGCTTGCACCTTTAAAAGTCGGGGTTGAGATATCCAACAGCAGACGCTGATCGCCGAATGTTGCCGATCGTTGTGCCAGCAGTTCGACCGGGTCGCCTTCGTCCGCGCGATCATAGCCGTCGGTTTCATCGCAAACGATGAATGGCGCGGATCTGCCGCGCATCGTCTTGGGCGACCCTGCCCAACTGAACATCATGAAACCGCCCGGATAGGATTTCATGCGCTGATTGTTGACGCCGTCACGGCCGCGGGGCTTGGCGATCAATGCCTTCAGGCGAGGATTTGCATCCACAAGCGGATTGAACTTGGTTTCGAGCCATGTGGTCAGATCGCCCTGGCTCGGTTGCATCATGATCTGCGATGTCGGGTTCTGTTCGATCCGGTAGCCCTGCGCGCAAAGCGCAAGCAATGTCTTGCCCACCTGTGCACCCCACATCAGTGATACCCGGTAGCAGTCCGGATCGGCCGTCATGTCCAGGGGTTCGCGCTGATAGGGTGCATTCTCGAAGCGGATGGGGCCGGGAACGGCATTCCCAATAGGGATCACCACATTGCGCTGCGCCCAATCACTCGGCCTCAGATCCGGGGGCGGCTCGAGAAATTCCTGTGCTGATCGGACCGCAGCGGCGACTGCCCTACGATTGCTGAAATGCGAGGTCATTCTTCCCCCTCGTCTTCGGCAAGATCGTCGTATTCGACCAGTGTTTCACGCGCCAGAGCAAGCAGTGCCTGGTCGATTTCCTCCCGGAGTAAGGTCTTGATTTTGCGCTCATCCATTTCGCCCACGATCATCCGTGGAACACGATCCGGGATTGTGCGCATGTTCGAGCGCACCGCAGCGAAGGCCAGCGACATCGCGCGGGTCAGTTCGCTGATCGGCGCCACCTCGCGCTTTTCCCGCGCCAGCTTCAGTTCGGCCAACTCTGTCTTCGCGGCCAGCTCGCGCCGCATCAGTTCCTCTTCCGTCGCCTTCGCCGTCGAAGATAGCGAACTGCGCAGCCCGTCCTCGCGCCAGGCGATCACGTCGGCAGTATTGAACTGATAGGCCCGACCGGGTCACGTCCGTCAAGCTGGTGTAAATTCCTGGATGGCCTGAGGGCATGATCAGGCGGCTTTCGTGGTTATGCTGAGAATGGGGTCGATCTCCTCCTTG